GCACGGTTATATCTGGAAGCCACCTGAATCACTCGGTGTGCCCACGCAGCAGGTGTGGTCTGGTTGCACCGCTCGGTGAACACCGGCTGCATTGTTGCCACCGACACCACACACAGGGCGCTGTAGTCCCCGCCGACACCGCCAGAGATATCCACGCCGACCACGTAGCGATCCTCGGGGTGCGGTGCTTCGATCTCGCGGCCTTTGCGGGTGCCGTGCAGGGCGAAGTCCATCACCTGCACACCCTGAAGCACCTCCTCGCCGTAGTAGCCACCCTGACGGCCAAGGAAGGCGTCGTCCATGTTGGCGGGGTATTCGCGGCGGAACTTGTGCTCGCCTATCGTGAGCACCTTCCGTCGTCTCCAGTGCAACTGATTTCGCGTGAGGCCGTACTGCTCCTGAAGCTGTTTTTCCCCGTCGTTGAGCACGAAGTCGTCTGGTATCATTGCGTCAGAATCGCGATAGCTGGGGTGTTCCCACCAGTACAGCGTAATGATTTTCCAGCCGTTGTCCGGTGCCCCGGCGATGATCTGGCTGAAGTGGTCACCGGGCACGTTGGCGGTTGACTCCAACATGAGCAGACCCTCGCCTACAGCAGCGTCTGCCTGTGCGATTGTCTCTGCGAGATCAGGGGCGTAGGCCGCCTCGGACACCACACAGGCCACAGGGCCGAAGCTCCGCAGACCTGTCTTGGACCGGCTGGTGAAGCTTTTGATACAGGCGCCGGTGTCACCGTAGACAATCCGGTTGCGGGCCTTGGTCTTGATAGGTCGCTGTAGCAGACGGGGTAGGTCGTCCAGCCACCGCTTGTTGTCGTCCAGCAGAGCAGACGCACTGTCTTCCCGCATGGACAGCAGGGCGAACATCGCTTCGTTCGGCGTGGTGTAGCAGAGGTGGTGGAGCACCATCTTTGCCCCAGTGGTCGCCGCCACCTGCCTCGCCTTGAACACGGCGATCCGGTTGTAGCCCGCCTCTATTGCCTTAAATATCTTGGTCTGCATGGGCAGGGGGTCGAACGGTATGAGCTTTTTGCTCTCCTTGTCCTGCACCCGGTGCAGCTTGGCAAAGGTCTGGACCGGCCCTATGAGCTTCGCCACCTTGGCGTGCAGCTTGACGGGAACCGTGCCGGGGATGAAGACGGTCAACCCAGCAGCCTCAACGCAGCAGCCTCAAGCTCGGCAACACTGGCGTCACCCTGCTCTGGCTTGTCAGCGGACACCCGTTTCTTGTGCAGGCTGGCGAGGTGGTCCAGCGCGAGCCGGAACAGCCCCGGGGACAGGTGAGACTTTTCACCCGCCAGCAACACCCCTTCGTGCTCCTTCACAATCCACCAGAACAGGGCCTCAACGTCCTGCTTTTTTAGGGCTGCTCGGAGCCTCGCCTCACGCACTTTGACGTACTTCGTAGGCACTTTGACCTCCTATTGTCAATATAGCCCCTTATCGCGAGGTTTTACACCCCTTCCTGTGGGTGAGTCTACCCCCCGTGAACAGCACATTCTCTATAGTACTATACGTCAGTGTGCTGCTCACACTTTATTAGGCGTTGCCCCTTGCCTTTGGGAAGAAAAACACGTTTATCTCGACACAGAATATCATCCCACCCTTTGTGAGTGACATTTTTGTAGGACGGGTTACATGCAATACAGCACAACAAGGAGTTGCTATGGCTCAGAAGAAGAACATCTCGATCCGGTTCAGCGCCAGAGCGTTGGAGATCGCACAGGAGCACGCAGACGCTTCAGGCTTGACACGGAGCGCCTACATCAATGAACTGGTGCTCCAGTCAAGCGGCCCTGTGTTGTCCCGTGAGGATAGGCTGGGTCTGCTGACAGACCTGCTGGCGGAAGGCCGCAAGCTTGAGCACCAAGGGGTGCCTGCCAGTGCTTGCGATATGAGAGTCACCGACCGCTACTCGCAGCGGTTTGACCCCCACTTGGCTCACCTGATGAGCGAGTTGAACGACGTGCACCGGATCGCAAAGACGTTTGCCCAGCTTCACTACGGCTACGACGTGAGCGCAGACGTGGTGACCTCCTACTTCACCCTGCTTTGTGGTCGGCTTGAAAAGCAGCGGGCACCGTCCCTCTACCTCAAGGGGCACGTGTCGAACCGCGACCTTGGGCTTCCTCTGACGACACCAGACGCAGACCTCGGTTAGAGTCTGAACGCCACAACAAAGGCGACCCCCGCCAGCCGAACAACTGCGGGGGTCAAAGGAACCTTCAATATGCACTACGAATCTATCGCACAACAACTGCTTCCGCCAGTACCAAACGGCCACAAACTGGGGGTCAGGTCACTGCCCGGACACCGGAGGGTGCAGCACTTTGTGGCCGGTGGTTTCTTCAAGGCTGACGCGCCGAAGCAGGACTTCAAGAACCTCGCCAAGACTGCTCTGCTGTCTCTGGATATCGACGGCTGTGACTGCCCTGCTGTTCAGGTTGCCCTCGGCTTTGAAGACGTGAGCACAGACGAAGACCGCAAGGCCGTCAAGCAGGCCCTCTACGCGATGGAGGAGGAGGAGGTCCATGAGTGCTTCGACAACGTGGGCTTCGTCCAGTGGGCGCTCAAGCTGTGTGTCGAAGACGGTCTGCCGGATAACCCGAATCGCGTGTTGTTCTCCGGTCACGGCTACCAGCTTATCTGGTGGCTCACGGACAACATGGGGTGGTCAGACTCGGACTGGAACCAAAAGCGGCTCAAGAACGTCCTGAGCAACTATATCAAGGTGGCCCAGCCTGTTCATGTTGACGCTGGGGCGAAGGATATTGGCACCCGGATCATGCCCATCCCGGGCTTCAGCCACCGCAACGCCGACAAAATGGTCTGTATTGTTGGCGACCGCCACGACGAACCGCACGACCTGTCCGACTGGTTTGCTGCATTGGAAGCCAAATACCCTTCCGCACGTAAGGCGGGCAAGCGTCGTCGGCAGGCACCTCGACAGAAGGGTCAGCCCTCTACCGGCCAGTGGAGCAGCACCCTGTGGCTCAAGGGTCAGCACCCAGAGCTTCCAGAGGGTGACCGAGACACCTGTCCGCTGTGCGGTGGGTCTGGCTACAAGCGTATGGACGAACGGACCTACGCCTGCTTTTCCTGCAACACGCACTTCAAGGTGCCGGTGCTTCCCTCGCCACCCCCTGCTGTGGTCAACGGTGTCCGAAAGATAGACCTCGACGCGAACGGGCGTATGATTCTTCCACCAGAGCGCCCCAACTACGTGGTGCTCAAGACAGCAACAGCCTCGGGCAAGACCCACTTCATGGCAGAGATAGCGAGGAAGCACGACAAAGGCTGGGCGCCTCACAAGAAAGTGCTGGCGATCTCACCGTTCAAGTCACTGGCACAGCAGCAGGCGGGTCGCTTCAACATTCAGTGGGCCTCCTCAGGCTCGGACAACAGCCTTCGGCAGTCTTCCTGTGCAATGACAATGGCCGCGCTGGAGAGCAAAGCCAACGTCTATAAGACCGACCAGTGCGAGCACCTGTGCGTCATGTTTGATGAGTCAGAGACAGTCTTGTCGCAGCTTGGCTCTATGTTGACCAACGGCAAAGACCGTGACGCCTACAACTCCGCGCTGCGGATCTGCCTCCGAGCAGCGCGGGTGGTTCTCGCAGACCAGAACGCCGGTCCAGCGACCGCGCAGTTTATCGCTCACCTGAACGCCGCCAGAGCGAGCAACGGCCTGCCCGCCCGTGACTTTGAGTGGTGGGTCAGTGACCACTACCGGCACACCTTCCTTGAGATTCAGCCTGTGCTGCGGACGAACCGCCGTGGTGAGGAGGTAGTCCAGCAGAGCAGCACCTCGGTCCACGAAGACCTGATCATGAGCCAGATTGATGCAGAACTGAAGGTCGCAGTCTATCGCTGGGGGCACAGCAAGTGTATCGCCCAAGCCGCTGTGATCCGGGCGGCCCACCCTGCCTTGGACGTTCGTGTGGTGGTGGGCACCAAAAGCAAGGACAGCGAGAACGACCTGTCACAGGCTGCGCTCACGGCCGACGTGCTGATCTACAACAACGCGATGAGCACCGGTGTTTCGATCGACGCCCTTGACCACTACGACCACGTGCACGTGCTGTGTGAGAACCACAACTCGCTGTCCGGTGACCACGTTGAGCAGGCGTGCCACCGTGTTCGCAACCCGAAAAGCCGTGAGATCTTCATCAGCGGTGCAGACCGAGCTATTGTCAATGACTGGCGCTGTGACCCCCAGCAGGTGCTTGACAGGAAGCTGGCCGAGCTTGACCGCGAAGACGCCACTTGCCAGCGAATCATGAGGGACAAGACCTTCACGCTGCGGGGTGACTACCACGTGAGTGCCGACGCCCAGCGGTTGACGTGGCTTCAGGCTGTGGTGGTGGCCTCGGAGCACCGGCGCGGGAAGGGCTGGCCGCTGGAATACCTCCGCAGCAGGCACACCTTCAAGACGTTCACCGCTGCCACCCACGCTGATGATATCGCCGGTGCAGTCAAGGCTGCTGTAGAGCAGGTCAAGCTCGCGGACGCACAGGCTGTGGCACTGTCCACGCCGTTGAGCGACACCGCCCTCGACCGGGTGACCAAAAGCGGGGCAGACACGGATCAGGAAGCAGACGAAGCACAGGCCGCCCGTATGTGTAAGCGGTACGGTGACGCCTACGCTGCGGTCAACGGCGAAGAAAAGACCCGGTTGGTGCTTGAGCACAAGAAAGGTCTGTACAAGCAGGTGGCGGTCTTCGCCCAGTACCGCTGCTGGGGTGACTTGGCCCACGCTCACGCCAGCCTGCGCAACCTCAAGAAGTCTATGAAGCACCGCACGGCGATGACTTCCGAGATCCCCGTCAACAAGGCCGTGCTGTTCTACGCGCTTATGCTTGAACTGGAGGCTCTCAGGGTGTCTGGGGCAACCGAGATCCAGATCAGCAGGGCGCAGGCCCTTGTCGTCTGCACGGCGCTCCAGAGACGGGCCAGAACCGCCGGACTTCCCATGCGCCGTGGGTGGCAGGCCAACCCCGTCCAGCAGTTGGGTGCTTGGCTCAAGCTGGCCGGTCTGTCTTGGGATGCTCGGCAGGTAGGCCCGAGAGGGGCACGGACACGGGAATACTGGCTGACAGACGCTTGCGTTACACGTATGGAACGCCTTAGTGAAAAAAGATTCAACGACGTAAACACCGTGACAGTCGACAAGTACGCAGCAGGTGAGGCCGAGTGGCGGTAGAAAAGTACTTGACCGGATTACACTACTGGCCTACATATAAAGGGCGGGAGGGAACAAACCCCTCCGCACAAACAAAGAGCCGAACAAATGTCCAACAGCTACTTCCACAACGGCGTTCTCAAGCACGCAGGCCACCGCGAGCAGATCACCGACCACCTCATGAACAGCTACCCCCGGTGGGTTTCGACCTCCGAACTGACCGACCTCACGAAGTCCATGAACACGCAGGCCCGTCTTCATCAGGTCCGCGAGATGTACGCGAGCCAGTTGAAGTGCCAGCACCGTCTGATGGAGGCTTACTACCGCCTCTGCCCCACCAGCGTCAAGAAGGGCTTCAACAAGGACCGGAAGCGTATGATGGTGCCCTGCCTCGGTCTGAACGCCGCCGACAAGGATCTCATCAAAGACTTCGCGAAGCTGATCATGGACTGCCGCGAGCAGGGCTTCAACAAGGATGAGATGCTGATGGTGCTCGACGCTGCCCGCTCTGGTGTTCAGCAGGTCGTTGACCTCAACGCAGTGCCGGACGACGGCGCAGACTGGTTCGCTACCCTTTCCTCTGAACTGGAGCAGTGCTGATGACCGTGACTACCGCGATATACGGCATTGTACTTGCTGTATGCTGTATTATGCCCTCAGTTATCCTCATGGTCTTTGACCGCCCTGACACCAAGACGATGCGCGAAGCCCGGGTGCTCATCACGGTGCTCCAGAAGTACGCGGAGGACAATGAGTCTATGAAAGCCCACCTTGAAGCCCGTGTTGCAGACCTTGACCGGCAGGTGGTCGAACTGTCAAACACCGCTCGGCGCCTTCGCGAAGCAGCCTTTGCTGCCAAGTTCGACTGACCGGGATATATAGACAGGGTGAGTGAGGTACTGATTCATCAGGCGGGGAGCCTCACTTATATGCAGACACAGCCCTCATCGGATAGTCCGGTGGGGGCTTCCTGCTTTAGAACCGCTCAATATCCCAGATACGCTCAAGGGTGAGCTTTTCGTAGCCGCCTCGCCGTGGCTTGTAGAGAAACTGCTTCCGGGTGCGTCCGGTGCTGATCCCAAGGTGCACCCAACCGCCCTCATACACAATGCACTGGTCGAAGGGCAGACGAAGGTGGTCCACCTGTCGAGCGATGTGCCAAGTGGTGAAGTCACCCCGGTAGCTTTTCACGTCCGCAGCACAGCCCCTCATGTGAGCACTGGTCTTGCTTCCGCCGACCTTGGTGTTGACCGCCAGCGACCGGAAGCCAGACGTGACCCTGATTGGCCCCAGAGCCTCTCTCAGCGGGTCAAGAATGTACTTACACACCAGACGTAGGTTGGTCCGGTCGCTTGTCGCAGGCACGTTCAGGAGGCCCGTGCTGGTAGTGGTCAACTCGGCCCACGTGAAGTACTTCCCGGGCTTCCCGTCTTCCCGGGGTGGGTCGAGGATCCACGTGGTTGCGCTCATAGGTCGTTCACCAGTGGCACCTGTGCTTCCTTGTCCGCAAGCTCGTCTGCGATATCCGCAGCCAAAGCCAGCAGGTCCGCGATCAGGATCCGCTTTTCAGTTGCGGTAAAGCCCCCAGCCGAAAACCTCACCGCCTTGGCGACCAGTCTGGTGATCCGTCTTACTTCCCTCACGTGTACCTCCTTGGTGTTTTTCTTGACGGTGCCCGTTTGCCCGCCCGCTTGCGGAACAGCGCCTCCTGCGTCTGCTTCTTCGACGGTCGGGTCGTTGGGGTCTTCTTCTTGCTGACCACCTTGGTCGGTCGGCAGTACTGGGCCTTGTTGGTCTTGGCCCCGCACGCCTTGCCTGTTCGCTTGTCCACCCACTTCTCCTTCGCCCACCTGCGCAGGCTTTTGCCCTTCTTGGTCTTGCGGACCTGCCCCTTGCTTTTGCGGCACTTGGCCACAGCCTGACTGGCGCGAGCCGAAGGCCAGACCTTGTACTGGCTTTTGACTTTCTTGGTGCAGGCGTCGTCAGGCATAGGTCACTTCGCGATCTTTGAGACTGGCTTTTTGGACCAGAGACGGCAAGCATGGAACCGAGCCTTGTTCGGCGGTCCGGGGTTGGAGCAGTTGTGGCGATCCCTGAACGCCTTCCGGCGCTTTACGTTGTCGCGCTTGATCTCGGCCTTGGCGTCACCGAACCGGACGGTGTAGGGTTTGCCCTTGTGCGTGCCGGTGGCGACGAACTTTTTCACGCCGTAGCTCGGCTCTCCTTTCTTGATTCGTCTGACCTTGGGCACTACTTTGCCCTTCCGTTGACGATGCCGGGGCTTGTGACCTCCGTCTTGATCTCGGTGCACAGGGTGATGATCTTGTCGTGCTGCGCCTCACGCTTTGCGTCAGTGGCGTCCCACCGGGCCTGCATGTCGTCGATTTGCTGTAGGTGGCGGTTCACGGTGGCCTCGGCCAAAGGCATGATTTTCGTAGCCATAAAGCGGTACCACCCGTAGCCTATCAAGACGCAGATCAGCAGCCCTGCCCCCGGTCCAGCGAGGTAGGGGGCGAGTGTTTCGAGGCTCATCGGTTCCCCCCTTCGACGTAAGACTTGAGGTTGTCCAGAACGGCGCGAGCGATGGGCCGTGAGTAGGCCACAAGGGGCGAGGTGCTGCTGGAGGGGTCGTAGGCCCCAAGCAGTTCGTCTATGTGCTCCTCTGGAACCACGACCCGGACACAGACCCCCGTCGTCGAGAACGGTCCATCGGCGTCCTCTGACTCCACGGTCACACGGATAGTCTCAGAAGGTGTAGTGTAAATCTTCATTGTCTACCTCAAACGTATGATCTGGTAGTCCATCTTGACGGCAAAGGTTTCTCCCGCCGTGATAGTCCCAGAGGTGGTGGCTGTGGTGACGGCGACGAACAGGCTCAGGTTGGTGGTGGCCGCAAGCTCGACGGTCGAGGTGCTGTCCGTGTAGCTGTTTGCTGGCATCTGACCTGATGTTTCACCGTAGGCCAGAATGACCGGGAGCTTCCTCGCGGAGCGTATGATCTGACCGTAGGTGAAGTCGTTCCCCGAGCCAGAGACGGTGGACAGGAAGCCGCTTCCGCTGTCGAGCTTGACGATTCCGGGCTTCCGTGAACCGCTGACCGTCCGCAGCGTGACACCGTAGCCGTCGAAGTCTCCAGTCGTGGTCGCGGTCGGGTCAATGCAAAGCCCTACAGCGAACCTCAGATCCGCGTTGGCCGGGACCGTGGTGTCGTAGAGGCTGAACCGCACGTTCATGATGAAGCTGTCGGCGGTCGTCATCGTCGTGCCCGCGCTGTCCACCAAAAGCTGGCTACTACGGGGGTATTCAGCGCCTGTCCCTGTGAAACTGAACTTCGCGTTCCCAGTTCCCAAAACGTCCATAGTGAACGTGCTAACTCCAGTACCGGCGTCGTGGGCCACCTCGTAGCCCATCACGTCTGGCTCCAGTTTGGTGAAGCCGGTGCTGGGGTTGATGTTGATGTAGTCCAGCGGCAGAATGTTGACCCCGGTTCCGCCGCCGCCGCCAGACGAAGCCCCGCCTGACGCACCTGTGGTGGGGTCAAAGCACGGTGTGACTGGCATTGCTCACTCCATCCACGTGAGGATCGTGGAAGCGAAGTTGGGGGTGCCTGCGTTGACCTTGGCGAAGACGTAAAAGTTGGCGTCACCCTTCGCGACAGGCTGCTCAACCGGCAGGTCGATCTTGAAGGTGGCGGTGCCCACCGACGCCGTGGTCAGGCCGAAGACCAGATCCGCCTGTGTGTCAGGAATGATAACGATGTCACCGGCGGCGTCCGCACAGATACGGATTGTCACGTTCGCGCTGCCTGCTGCGTTGGTCAACTGGACCACAAGCCCGCCGAGAATCCCGTACCACTTGGAAGCAGCAGCCAAGATCCGTGGCTGTGCCGCTGTGAGGTCGTGAACATGCACGTCGGCAGTGGCAAAGGCTGTGCCCAGCACTGGGGGTGACCCCGGTACAACCTCGCTCCGGTGTATGAAGTGATTGATTCGTGTAGCCAAAACCCACCTTCCTTAGTTCATTCTGGGGTTAACGGTGTCCGTGCTCGAAGTAGCTCTCTCGCCTGTGTGGCTCGCGCTTCCTCTGGTCTACTGTAGTCTATCCCGGTCGGGTTGAAGAACAGATTTAGTGCTTCCTGTTGACCTGTTTCGTCAACGAACCGCTCGGCGTTGACCCTTTTGATACCGCCTATACCGGCTTGGTTGCCGTAGGCTGTGTCCCCGGTGTAGGTGGCCACCACGGTGGGGAAGAACCGTCGAAGGTCCGCTGGGTCTATCGCCCGGACAATACCAAGGTTCCTTTTACCCACCGGCCCCATCTCTATTCCTTCGTAGATGGGCAGACCCGCAGGGTTGCGCTCTGTGGGTGCTGTGCGCCCTCGGAAGACGTAGGGCATACCCTCGGGCCTCTCAGCCCAGTATTTAGGCATTTGGGGGTGTGCACGCTCTGGAGGAGGCTGCACCGTCTTCACGTCGTAGAACCGTCTGAAGTCTTCATAGGCGCCGTCCAAGCCAGTAGGGTCTTGGTTGACGGCGTAGAGCGCAGCGGCCCAGAAGATCTTTTCGTCGCTCACGTCACGGGCCTGACCCGCAGTGGGGTAGGGGTCTGCCCCCTCAAAGGCTTCAAAGGAGTCAAGCACAGGGCCAATCGCAGCGTCCACCACGGTGTAGACGAAGGGCAGACCGGCCAGAATACCCACCTCGCTCATCGCAGTGTAGGGGTCTTTGGCGGCAACCGCTTTGCGTGCTGCTCTCATACCGGCCACAAGGTTGTCGGCGTGTCTCGCCGCGATAACGGTGCGGCCTATCACGGCACTGCCCGGAACCGGCTGATACAGGTTGGTGCCGGGGATCCGCAGGTTCAGCAGAGCAGCGTCACCCTCAAGACCAAGGGGGTCTTGGTTCTTCCTGTTGATATCCAGTGCGCGCATATATTTGCCCATCGCACGGGGGTTTTTGAGCGCCAGCAGTGCCATCTCGGACGTGATTTTGTAGCTACCTGCGGCACCCTGAAAGATCTGCGGCAAAACACCCGCCCTCAGTAGCTCAGGCACTTCGTCGTAGTCAAAAAGTGACTTTCTTGCAGCTTCGCCTGCCGCCCTCACGGTGTCGCCCATCGCCAGACGGGCCTCAAACACGCCGGTGCGGAAGGACCGCTCCATTGCCTCTGCTGTGCGGATCCAAAAGGTCTTGGTCACCGGGTTGAGGGTGTCGAGCAGCTTGTCCCCCCGGGTGCCCAGCCTGCGCTTCAGGTCAGACAGCATATCCGTCAAGGCAAGGCTCACCCGCTCTGACTCCACGGCTGTGTAGCCAAGGCCCTCCTGCTCCGCGAGCTTGGCGAGGTCGCTGGGGGTGTAGTAGACCCCGTCAACAGTGGTCAGACCCCCGCCGGTAGTGTTGCGCCGCCCGAGAGCGTTCTTGGCGTACCGCACTGTGTCGGAGGCGACGTTTGCCAGACCTTTGGCTGCGGTTGCGATCCCCACCTGTGACGCGGCGACGAAGGGCGCCTCCAGCCCCTTGTAGGCAAGGAAGGGAATGTTTGGAATAGCGTAGCCGTACTTGGCCGCCTGTCTGATCCCCATTTGACCCTGCTGGGCCAAGTAAGACGCCGCCTGTGTGAAAAGCTCAAGCAACCCCGGCCGGTGCTGGGGCGCAACATAGTTCAGCACCTCAAGAAACTCGCCCCCACCGTCTGCAATCACCTTTTCAAACTCTGTGTCAACACCGGACAGCAGTCTGGTGGTGCCGAGCGGGCGTTCTACAGGGAATATCAAGCCCAACTGGCGAGATTCTTCCGCCACCTTGGCCTGAACCGCTGGGTCGAAGATCAAGGTCGTGAGGTCTGCCGAGTTGTCGCTCATCATTTTCTGAATGTACGGTGTCAGGTTCATCTTCCGCGACAGTTCTCGGGTGATAATCCCTCGCGCCGCAGCGTCACGCACAGGGCCTTCCAACATCGCCGCCAGCAGGTGCTTGAGGGCGTCGTCGCTGAACGGCACGGTTCTACCGGCCCACCGGATCGCTGGCAGTTCTTGTGCCGCCCTCGCGATAGCGTTGATACTGGCAACCGTGGGGTAAAGGTCCAGCTTGTCCGCGAAGCCTGCGTCGTCAAGCACGTCGGCAAGCACCCTTCGGTTGAGCTTCGGGTTGAACATTGTACTGAACACCTGTTCCCACATTTGCCTCGGAGCGATACCCGAAACCCTGCCCGCACGCGCAGCCAGCATTTCGACCGCGACAGCGGCAGACTCACCTGCGTCAAGCCTCGCCTTGAGCGCCTGACCCTTCGGTGAAAACGTGCCCCTTTCTTTGAGGGCGGCCTTGAGCACCGTGTTCACGTCTCGGATCTGCTCCTCCAACATGCCGACCAGCTTACGTGTCCGGCCTCGCCCAGCCCTCCGAATCGCGTTCGCCATGTCCACGCTGAACTTGGTGGTGTCGTCCAGCTTCCCGCCGAACAGGGCCAACATGTTGCGGGTGAACGGGGTGTTGAGCAGCTTGAAGTCGAGCAGGCTGCTGATCCCCTTGATAGACCGGTCAAGGTAGATCTGCATCGCACCCACGTCCATTGTGTTGCGGGCCAGACCCCCTGCATTCTTGACGACCCAAGTCTCCTTCAGTGCCTCAACCAGCCGCTTTTTGGTGCTGGGCTCAAGGTCTGCAAAGACCCTCACGTTGACCGGGATCTCGGACCTGAGCACTTCCGGCAACGTCTGCTTGATTTCATTCATTGGCTTGGTGCGGAAGTTGCCCACCACGTCTGCTTTCTTGGCGTCAGGCACCGTCTTGGCGACCTGCTGTAGTGCCAGCACAATCTGCTTGTCCAGACGGGCAATCTCACGCGCGTCTGTGAGCGCCTCAAGCCGAGCAGCCTGCTGCGCCAGCGCACTTCGTAGCGCCGGTGACAGTTGCTCCGTGTACCGGGCAACCACTCGGCCCACAAAAGCAGCTTTGCTGGACTGGTCGCGGGCTATCTGGCTGCGGACGAAGGCGTTCGCCCCCTCCTTCAGCCGGTTGGCGATGGACCGGGGCGCGGCGATATCCTCGGTTATCATCACGAAGTCGTCCGGCACACCGAGCTTTAGGCCACGCTGAATGTTTTCCAGTTGCTCGGCAGACACGCCCGAGATCCGCACACCGGGCTGGCCTTCGGCGGCAGGTCTGCTCAAGCCCTTTACCACGTCCTCAAAGGCGTCACCCCAGTTGCTCACCGTGGGCCTCAAGGCGGCGACGGCCTTGGCCGCAAGTTCAGGCTCTACCCCAGCAGCTTTGAGCACACGCTCGGTGACCTTCCTTATGATCAGCGGGTCGGTCTTGCCCTGCGAGGCACGGTACACTGCTCGGGTGTAGTCGCCTGTGACCTCTGCTGCCTGCACAGCAGCCGCCCGAGCACGCTGGAAGGGTGCAGACACCTTGGCGGCGTCAAGGAGGGTGTCAGACACCCCAACCTCCCGCATAGTGGTGCGTGCTGCGGCCTCGCCTACTGCTTTCACGTCCTGAACCAAAGACCTGACAGCTTTCGGGGCGGCGGCTGCTGCTGCCCCCGCTGTGCCTGTGACCACCGGCTTGACGCCACGGTAGACAAAGCCCGGTCCAATAGGAAGTGAAGCCTCACCGGCCAGACCAACGTAGTAGGCTGCGTCAGGGTCGCCCCACACAGCGTCGTAGTAGCCGGACAGCAGGGGTAGATCCCGGTATTCGTCGCCTATAGTGCGGCCTGCGGAGATATTGCGTGCCAGACGGACTGTTTCAGCCTGCGCGAAGCCCGCCGGGTCTTCCAAGAACGACGGCACCTCAACGTCCGAAGCTGTGCGTCTGCCCTCGGGGTCAACGTCGTAGGCGGTGCGGGGCTGTGCCACACGGGCCTGACCGGGCAGTGGGATCGCCAGACCTTGCAGGTACGGGTGGGTGAAGGCCGAAGGCACACGAAGGGCTGACCGCAAAGACGCCAGCTTGTAGCCGGGGTCAGTCGTGTCCACGTCGGGGGCGTTGAGCAGCACCTGCTCGGCCTGACGGTTCTTGTCCATGTACGTGCGGAGGCTGGCGAGGTAGCCTTCGTCGCTTTCCGTCAACGCCTTGAACGCTTCCGAGCGAAGCTGTTCGGCCTGCTCTGCTGCCTCGGCGGGCACTTCGTAGGTGAGTGGGCCTCTGATGATCTCACCCAGCGCGTTGCCGAACAGACCAAGGGTGCTGCGTGCTGCTGCTGTGACCGGTCCCTCAAACACACCGAAGCCCGGTTCGACTGTCTGTAGCGCGCCGAAGCCTTCCTCCGGTGCCCTTCCCGCGAGCGCAGCCTGCTGTGCCTGCTGCTCCGTCATGATCTGCTGCTGGGCAAAAGCCTCAGTAAACTCCTCGCCCGGGGTCGGTGCACGCAGGCGGTCTGGGTCGTCTCGCTCCTTGGTGGGGTCGGCGTAGAGCCGGGTGCCGTCCGTCTGAACCGAGATCCGTGACGGGCGGAAAAAGGGCACAATCCCGCCTGTCTGGGGTGACACAAGCCCCGGGCCACCAGCCTGAAAGACCTGTCCGTAAGACCGCTCGACCGTGGGTCGGATCGCAACCTCAAGACGTTCCCGTTCAGCAGCACGGGCTTCTTCGCTCTGATCAGCACCGGGGCTGACCCGCTCCAACTCGGCGTCCACCCTGCGCTGGACTTCCTGCTCAATCCGGTCACGGACAACAGGTCGCTGCTCCTCAAACGGGGGCACCGGATCCGGTCGGGCGACAACAGGAAGCTCAGGCTGCTCAGACGCAACCGGTTGCGCGGGTGCCTCTGGCGCCGGGAACAGCGTCCGCAGTGCCGTCTGAATCTCTTCGTCCGTCATGGAGTCAGGGAATCTGATAGTCTGGTCGCCAACTCGGATATCAGGCATCTACGGCTCCAGTCGTCCGGTCGCGACGTTGTAGGTTCTTACCGGCTGCTGCGGCGGCTGCTGCTGGCGCGGGGGAAGCGGCTGACCCCCAGACAAGACTCTCTGGATACTGTCGAACGCACGTGACCCGGGGAGCGCGTCGTCAAGCCGGTTGCCGTCTTCGTAGATCTCAAACCCACCCTCGGCGGGTAGCGCCCTGTACTGGTAGCGGTCGTTGGACGGGTCAGTCACAAGCGGTGGGGCTTCGGGCGCCTGCACCTTGGCCGCAACCACCTGTGGCTTCCTCGCGGCCAGTTCAGCAGCAGCAAAGGGTGAGCGGTCTGCCAGCCCCTTGAGGGTTTCGTCGTCCAGCCCCTCAAACACCGCACGCTGTGCCGCCGTCAACTGTGGCCCACGGCTCTGGTTCGCCGGGATACCCGGTGACGGTGACTGCCCTGTCTGGGCTGCTCGCTGAAGGTAGTCCGGTGACCGTTCGTTGCGCTCAAGGATAGCCTCGGTGGGATCCACAGCAGGCATGTTCTGGGTCTGTGAGCCGGGTGCTGTGACTTCCTGTGCGACCACAGGGGGCAGTGGTGCTTCGATCTCGGAAGGGGCGCTGACGCCTACCTCCATGCCCTCTACCAGACGACGCCGCTGCTCCTCGGTGCGCATCGTTGCAGCCCGAAGGGTAGGTGCGTCGATGAAGACCTTCAGGTACGGGTTGCGTGAGTAGCCCTGAATCTCAAGGGGTGAGGCGTTGCGCACCCGGTCGCGCATTTGTGGACCGTAGGCGGAAGCCAGCACCGGGATATCAGCCTCGCGGAAGCCAAGGTTCGACAGCAACTCGGCGCGGGTGTCTTCCTCCAGTGAGGGGTTGACCAGTACCTCAAAGCCTTGATTCATCGCCCGGTTGATAGCTTCCCGCTCCATACCGCTCACGCGCAGACGGGTGTAAAGGTCGCGTGCTGCCTTCGGTGCCTGTGCCAGTTGCTCACGGGCGCCAGACACGGCCGCAACCTGTTCGTCTTCCATACGCTGGGTCAGTTCTTCCGCCTCCTCCAGCTTCCGCTGGGCCTCACGGGCAGACACCTGCAACTGCTCACGCTGTTCGGTCGCCGCCCTGATCTGGGCCATCTCACGCTCGGCGTCGTCCGGTGTTTCTACGTTCTGGTTCAGCCCCCGGTTGTAGGCGTGGGCGAAGGCCAGTGCGTCGTCCAGTTCTTGACCGGAAAGTACCTTTTTCAACTGCCTGCGGGCCTCGCCCATGCTCAAAGTGCGGTCACCGTTGGCGAACCGCTGTGCCACGTAGTCTCTGGCAAGGGTCTGGGCCTCATTGTCGGGCGTCAACATCACCACGTAGCCCTGCGGGACCACAAAACGCTCTGGGTCTTCCTCAAACAGCCTGCGGGAAGCCTCAAGACCCGACTCATAGAGCCTGTCACCTTCGACAAGGTGCTTGTAGTACCACTCCTGCTGCTGGGCGATGTAAGGGGCGTCAAAATCATAGCCCCGTGCCGTCCAGTACCGCTTCATGACCTCATCTTGCCGTGTCACACCCGCCGGACGGGCGATTTCTTCGGCCTGACTGCGCAAAACAGAGATTCTGGCTTTTGAGTCAAGAAAAGACTGCTCAAAGAACCGGCGCTGGTCGTTGCGGTAGGCTCCGGTGGCCTTGGCTCGGTCGTAGATCCGTGCAGCGTCCGCCAGACGTGCGGCGTCACCCCCGAAGTCTTCCAGTGTGGCCGCGCCGTCGTTGTCCACGGCGCTCATGTATTCTTCAAGGAGGGCGTCACCCTCGGCACCACGCCGGTCGATCTCTGCCTGACCGCGATCCTGACCGAACACACCTGCTCGGCCAGCCTGCCCCAGTGCCGTGATAGCCTGCTGAAGCGCCCGCTCTTCTTTTTGCAGGGTGCTCATTGCCTCGCCGCCGCCTACCTCGGCGGGGTCACCCGACGCTACCTGCGAAACCTGTGTGCGGATCGCAGCCGCACCGGAGGCGTCCGAGGCGTCGATCAGCCCCAAGACCGTCTCTTTCTGACTCGGGTTGAGCGAAGGAACAAGCCCTTTAAGCTCATCTATCGCTACGCTCACAGGCTTGGCAAGGGCTTCCGCCACAGTTCTTTTCTGCGCGTCAGTCAACTGCCCGCCAGCCAGAGCAGCGGCACGCCCCTGTTCGGTGGACAGGTCTGCCTGTCGTGCACGGTTGCGGTTGAAGTCAACCAGCAGGGTCTTGAGTGTCGCGGTGTCCTGCGGGGCGACAGCAAGCTGCTGCTCAAGCAGACGAAGGTTCTGCTGCTCCTGTGCGATCAGCCCGTCGATGTACCGGCGCTCGTCCTCTATCCCGGTGATATCCCGCGAGATCTGGCTGTACATCGCAGGGTAAGCCAGACTGGCCATGTAGGTGTTGAGGTAGTCGTTCAAGCGTGGCACGTCAGCCCCCTGTGGTTGCGGAGGAGGAGTTTTGGACTTTGTCGATGAGGGCCTGTAGCCAAGCGTCACCTTCGCCCCCGAAGGCGTTCGGGTCAATCTTACCGGCGGCGCTCATCATACCAAGCTCACCCGCCTGCGACAGCACGTTGCCTACGGTGTCGCCAATAGCGGCGCGGGTCGCGGCCTTGGTCTGCATCTGCTGACCCCGAAGGGCCTGCATACGGGCCTGCTGTGAGGCCGCAGCCGCTTCGTCTGCCTGCATACGGAGGGTGTTTTCCTGCTGCAAAAGCTCCTGTTGCCCCCGCTGTGTGGCCTGTTCACGCAGGAAGATATCACGACCGGACAGCGGACGGCCAGACGACGCCTGCTGCTGAAGGGTCTGCTGCTGCTGCTCACGAAGCAGCCCGCCCCGCTGGCCAAGCAGGGTCTGGTCGAGCTTGCCTGCCTGTTCTTCGGTGAGGCCCAACTGCCCACGCTCGCGAAGGCGTTGCAGATCCTTCAGTTCGTCTTTTTCCTCGCGTGACAGCTTTGTCGCCCGAGCGGCGCTGATCTGACCGGCACCTTTGGCGAGGGCGCCAGCCGCTCCGAGCGCGAGGAATGTTGCTGTTCCAATAGGCACTGTGCCCCCTAAAGGTAGTGTGTCTCGACCGCCACTGACCAGTTTATGATAGCAGCCCGGTCCACGGTGGAGTAGGCGCAAAGCCCAATAGTGAACTGACCCACAGGGCGGGCGAAGGTTTCACTGCCGCCAGACCCGTCTATGATCTTGGTGCCCGACACTTGAGCGTAGCCTCGCCCGGTGGTGTAGGGGATAGGCGCCCCAATGGGGTTGGTGCCAAAGGCCGCAGAGGGCTGGTTGGACGCCTGCTGGGTGTTGCTGGACAGCACAAACCCCGGCTGCACGTCACCGGCGAGGTCGTAGGGCGCGATCCAGATCTGCCTGTCCGCAATCGCTACCTGACCCCCAGCAGTAGAGCAGTCTGGCCCTACCTCGACCTCATAGCTGTAGTGGTACAGCACGAAGGCGGGTGATCTCAAGCTCAAGGTGAAGGCCGTGTTGGGGATCCGGTGCCACGCTGTTGAGCCTTGCGCACCCTGCCCCGTCAGGTACTTCGTGGCGAACGTGAGCCGTGCGATGGAGCCACCGGACCACTGACCGCCCTGATGCCCGCTCACGCCGTGCTGTAGGCCAGAGAACGGGTCGTTGATGGGGGGCTGAATGTGTCTGGTGTCAATCCACTGAGCAGTCTCAACGTCACCGGCTGCGATAGCCCCGTGCAGGTACACCCGCAGGGCCTCATTGTTGCCCTCAAGGTTTGCCGCTGTGAGAACGGTGCCTGCGGAAAAGCTATTCGGTGGTGAGAAACTCATGATTCAGCCAAGCCTCTGTAGAATGAAGCCGAGGCGCCCGTCTGTGTGCTCCAACTGTACGTCAGTGCCGTTCTGCCCCGGAATCGCCGTCTGGTGGACAAGGTAGTTGGTGGTGCCGTTGTGGTAGGGGTGCATAGGGCCTTTGGCGACAAGCCTGAAGCCGTAGACGGTGCCTACTGTCCCGGCCATGCTGGCGTCGTAGTAGTAGCTTCCTGACACCGAGCGCCACCCCGGCTGCACAGCGGTTTCGTTGCCGATCGCCACCCTGTCCGTCGCGCTGCGGTGGCTGATGAAGCAGGGCACCACAGACGTGGCTGCGGTAGCCTGAAGCGGATCCCCGGTCACACCACCTGTGATAGAGGTTCTAAAGTCACCTTGAAAGGGCACTTCAGTGAAGTTGCTCAAAGACGCGGAGGTGATATCCCACTGAAGGTAGATGACCCAGCACGACCCCCACGTGCAGGTGTCAAGCCCTACACCGCCCCCAGACTTCGGAAGAACGTACTTTGCCGAGGGTGTGTCTGCGGTCGTCCACGGAGTGCCGGTGAACTTTGGCTTGACGTTGAGGTTCCAGTACACCCGCAGCACGTCGTCTGCGGTGATGTTGACCAGACCTATACCGAACGGGCCAAGCTGGCTGGCCGCGCCCGCTGCGTTCCCTATCACGTAGGGGCTGGCCGGTGCCGAGGTCTGGCCGTTGAGGGTGACCGAGGTGGTGTGCTTCAGGCTGACCTCGCCTATCTCCTTGTCCGTTGCCACTGGCGCGAGGAAGCCCCGCTGGCTGGTCCGCTTGAACTGGGGCAGGTCGATAGCGGCGTCACGGGTGTTGAAGGCGTTGAGGTCCGTCTGCGTGAAGTCCGTGAACCTGCTGTTCAGGTCTGCTGCGGCGATAGTGTCGCCGTCTTTGACTGGGGCGCGGTTGATCCTACTCATTAGCGGAATCTCCCTGTGGCGAAGTACCTGTTGCTGTAGCAGTGGGCCTGCGGCAGATCCTTCGGCGTGGTGTCGTTAAGCGGTTCGTCTGGCCCTACCGAGGTGACCCGCAACTGGAAGTTCAGCGTGAGGTCACCGGGCGGGAAGGTTCCGTTGCCGAAGATTCTGAATGATTCGTGGTACGCCGGACCACGGTGCTCGACCACAAGCACGCTGTTGCACAGGATCCGCAGACCGAGAAACTTCGGCAGCTTAGGGAAGGCGAGGTTGGTGGTGTCCGCAAACAGCCCATACACGTAGGCGTTGCCGGACCACTCGGCGTACAGGTTGCCGCCCTTGAAGCCGGTGAGGGTGACACCCCCGGATCCGTAGTCCACGTCGAACCAGCCACCCACGTCCTTCGGCGGGGTCACGGACAGCCAGCCGTTGGTCGGGGTGTTTGCTGTCACGCTCCGAAGCTGCTGCTCGCCGTTGGTCGAGGGGTGTCTTGCGGAGTGGTACACCCGGTGGATTGCAAACTGCTTGACGTAGGATTCGGTCACAAAGTCTGCGTCAAACTGCTCACGGTCCAGTGTGGTGATGGACGATTGCTGTGCCCGTAGCTCGTCGTTGACGGAAGCAGGCTCGACAGTGCCTCCGGCAAGGGCTTGACGTTTGGTCCATTTTTTAGACAAGACCGCTCCTCTGTGTCGAGATTTTGCTCATTTTCTCCCCAGAAGTCGGGTATCTCGTGCCTTTTCGTGTGAGCAGCACAATGACGTTTAGTACTATAGAGAATGTGCTGCTCACCTAAGCCCTCTTGCCCATGGCAACACGGGTGCCTTTCGTCGAATATTCCAGTTCGTAACCCACCATTATCAAATCGTCTTGTGTCACCCACTCAAAGCAGAACCAAGAACAGGACTGCTGGTGCAGGGAAAACCGCAGGGGGACCAGACGGTGGTCCTGATACGTGTTGCCTGAATCAAGAACCACCTTGTCAAACACCGGAAGGTCTTTCTGGTCAGGGGGCTGTGCCCTGTAGGTGCGCTCGGTCACTACCTTGAGGCTGAAGTCCTTGTAGTGCCGCAGGGTGATCAGCGGCTCACCCGTGGTCAACATCCACAGAGTGACGTAGCTCACCTGTTTCTTGACCTGTGCGTCACCGAAGTCGAACCACGCGCTGCGGTAGGCGGACGTAGGCGGTGAGCCGTAGACCAGCTTTTGCGTGCTTCCGTCGTAGATATAGCCCATGCTCCGGTGACCCGAGATCACGAACAGACCCCGGTGGACCTCTGGCCCGGGGCTTCCGTTGCTTTCTGTGCCGGTGTTGTGCCCGAAGACTATAGTGCCGTCGTGCCGTGTTGCGACAGCCCCGACAGGGAAGCCAAGGCGCTCGGTCCACGGTGACAACTGGGTGCGGGCAAGCCGGTCTATATGGAGCACAAGCCCGTGGTTTGGTCTGTCACTGCCGTCGTAGGGCACGTACAGGTGGTATTCGCGGTGCTCGGCGCTGTAGCAGGCGACGGCCTTGTTGAAGCAGTCCAGCGTTATCCGCTCAATAATCTGGTCCTGTGCCGGGGTGAGCGGGATAATATCGTTGACTGCGCCGCCCTGTAGCCCCCCTGTGATGGCATACACCCCGTCCAGCGCAAGGAACACCACCCCAAGCCCGGGAATCGCCTTGACGGTGTGCGGAGAGCGGCAGGTGATACCGTTGCTGATCGTGCCCACCTGAAAGCCGTTCACGAAGTCACCCGTCACCACATCAATCGCGTTCTCGCGGAAGACCACCAGTGTGGTGTAGTTGCTATAGAGGCCGGTGATATCCCCGCCTTCAGACGACAGGGGAATGAAGTTGCTGGCGTCGAACTGCTCTATCAAACCGGGTGCACTGTAGAACAGCGTGGTTCCTTCGGTGATCCCTCCGTCGAGAAAAAAGCAGCCCTTGAACAGCGCACTGAACCGGGCCTTTGGCGCGGGAAGTGTTCCTGTAGGTATCGCCGGTGCCACCGACCCGAGGTTGGCCGTCCGAACAGCGTCGAAGAATACGTTGTCTACGTTGTTGCGGATAAGGTCTATGAAGTACAACCGGGTGTCACCCGCAGCGGTGTAGTCGTCGCTGAAGTTGGTCGTCCGGTACAGCTTGCGGGCCACCGTGCCCTCTGGGCCGAGCGGAACATCCAGTGCGATTGCGTGGCGGAAGCCGTCGGCGTCTGGGCCAAGGATCCAAGACGCTGTGGACAGGGGTGACTTCGGCCCCTCGCTACCCGTGGTGCTGATAAAGGCGACGGACCAGCCGAACAGGGCCTCCTTGTCTGGGTCGCTTGTGCCGTTCTTGGCGAAGCCCAGACCCCAGCGTGCTCCGTCCGTGATTGCTCTGCTGTCCGAGGGCGTCCACAAAGTGGTGCGGCCACCACCCGGAGGTGCGGGGGTGATCAGCGGCGAGTCGTCTGGGAAGGGCACGTTCTGGTGTGGCTCAACAGGTGCCGGTGGCCCGTCGAAGCCAAAGTCGCGGATTGTGTTGGTCGCCATCGCAGCAGCACTGGTCTGCGGAGCACCCTGCCCGAGTGGCCAAGGCTGAATCAGAACAGGGCGGTCCACCCCGTTGGTCACCACAGTGCCGTGCGGCGTGTCTGTGTACCAAGAAGCGGCTTCTGTGGGCGTAGGAATGTGTCGGCCCGTTGCCAGCGTCAGGAGGGTCGTGGGGGCACCTGACGCCTCATACAGCAGGTACAGCGATCCGTCGGCCTCAAACATCGTGTGCTGGCGTGCACCACCCGACAAGCCCTGCGCCACGTGAAGCGAGTAGACCGGCCCCATGTTGATACTGGAAGACATCGCGCTGTCGAACGGGCGCCAGTCAGAGCGGTTCGGGAAGTACTTTTCGTAGCCCAGACGGGTGCTCCAGCCCCCGGTCTTTTTGTCCGAGATCAGGTTCTCTGCCCGCCCAGCGTTTTCAGGCACCTGCGGCAGACGGGTTTCTACGCCACCTGCAACTGGGACTTCATAGGTTTCCTGATTCATAGTGGGCCTTCTAAGGGGTAAACGTCAGTTTTCCGAAGGGATTTGTCATGTACCGGAAGCCCGCCGAAGGCGTGCCTTTGATGATCCGCCTCGGTACTTCGCCAAGGTACTTGGCCTCCATACCCCGGATAAGCAGCGTCTTTTTCCGCTCATATACGGAAGACAAGGCCGCGTTGTCCACCTTCAGGGTCAACTGCTCCAGCGCAGCGTAGGCAATCACCTGCGCGTAGGCGGCTGGGATCAGCGGGCTGTCTTGGTCTTCCTGCATACGGCGCGGTGCCGTCAACACCCGGACAGTGAGGTCTTGGTCTGCGCCGGGGTGGGGGTAGAGGTTTATCGCCCGGTAGGCGGCGGACTGGTTCCACTGATAGCGGACAGCCTCAGACTGAAAAGCCTGCCCTTCGAGGTGCGACAGGGCCAGATTTGGCTTCAGAGTCATGGAGCCAGTAGGCGGCACGGTGTCGGTGTTGATCGCTGGGCCAGAGCCTTGATTGTCGTTGGCGTTGCGGATCCGAACCGGGGCAAGAATGTTGGCCTCTGGGCAGGTGAAGTAGTACCTGCGGTACAGCCCTGTCTGGCTGTTGAGCGTCTCGGGGGTGAACTGAAGGGTCTGGCTGTCCGTGAGCACGAAGGTGGCGACCTTGCTGAAGCTCGACTCAAAGCCAGCAGACACGTTGCCCCTGTACAGGCTGTGGTTCTGGCTGCGAGGCCCCATCACGTTGACCATGTAGACGTTGACCGTGCGTGCACCCTGCGAAGACCCAGCCACCGTGACAACCCCTCTCGGTGAAGTAGGCGCCGGAATGTTGCGGCTCTCGGAGGGCAGGTACGCCTCTATTGTGCCGAGCAGGTCGGGGTCAAGCTCTACGTCGTCACGCTCAAACTTCGACAGGAAAAGTGACTTTCTTGGGATCCCAATGCTGGGGTCGGCCACGTTCATCACGTTGGTGGAGTCAGCGGGCAGGTAGATCTCACGCCACTTGAACACGCAGTCGTAGGCACCTGTGGTGCCGTCAAAGTCGCGGTCAAGAATCGCCTGTGAGGCGTTGTTCATGTACCGGACTTCGTAGGTCTGGGCTTCGGTGGTCGTGGTCGCGGGGACAAACACCTCGCTCAGTTCAAAAATAGAACCGGGCAGCACGGTGTCTGTGGAAAAGGGGTAGGGCGCGGTTGCCACGGAGGAGCCGTTGACCAGACCCACGTTGACCTTGGTCACGTCCGTGTAGGTCTTGAGGGTGCGCTCTTTTTGGGCAAAGGACCAGTGACGGTCTGTGAGGAGCCGGGTCTGCGAGTCGTTTAGCAGGGCGACAAGCTGCTCACGGTAGGTGTCGTTGACAGGATCGTAGTCCAGCAGGTTGCCGCAAAAGTCAAGGAGGGCGTGAAGGTTCATTGCTGGGAATCCCTTGTCTGGAAGAAGCCCCCTCCAGACACCACACCGACAAGGAGCGAAACGGCGTGGGCTGAAAGGGGCAGTGCGGCGGCGCTGATCAGAAGTTCTTGTAGACCATCACGTCGCAGAAGTTGCCAGCAGCAGCCTCAAGCGAGATACCGCAGGGCGGTGCGAGGTCGCCTGCTGCAATAGCGACGGCCTGACCGGGCGAGGTGGCGTCAACCACCAGCGGTACAGCCGCGCCAGCCACGGCGTTGGCTACCGAAGCGCCCTCGACGTAGCCCTGAATGACGACCTCGACCTGAGCGCCAGACGCGACGGTGGACAGTGCGACACCCACAACAAGGCCGTTGCCGGTGGCGTTGCCGCCCGCCTCGACGACGAACAGCGTCCGGTCCGCACCGGTCTTGCTGGCGTCAACCTGCACCCAGTCGCCCTTGGTGATAGCACCGTTGGCGAGGAAGGTTTCGGTCTGACGCCGGTTGCTGGTGTCGCCTTCCTGACCTGCGTCAAGAAACTGAATGAGAGTAGAGGTTGCCATTTTCTATGCCTCCGCGTTGAGGAAGACGCCGTGTGAGGCGAGGTGACCGGTGCAAATCTGCATCCGGTTGAAGACCGAGGCGACCGAGGTGGCCGTACCGGGCACGTCCTGCATATCACCGATAGTCATGTAGCCTTCGGTGTCAGCGTACAGGCTCATCTGGTCGTGCGTGATCGCGTAGCCAGACACAGTCTGCCCAGCAGCGTTGGCGAAGCCGAGGTTCGGGTCAACGTGGATAGTCGCACCGCGCCACATGCCCGCGAAGGAGCGGTCAAGGCCGTCACGGTCGCCGGTGCTCACGTAGCGGACAGCGGACTGCTGGAGCGCCATGAAAGCGGCGAACATGTTGGGCGACATGAGCAACATTCCGGGGCGGTCACCGGAAGGGTTGTAGATCTGTGCCTGAATCATGAGGGTGTCAAGGTGCTCAAGCGACAGGGTGCCCGCCGAGTTGAACACCTGATTCTGCCAGTTCTGCGCAGCAAAGGTGCCCTTGGACAGCCCACCGACCGTGTTGGTCTGCGCGCCGAAGGCGCCTGCCTCAAACCACCCGTTGGTGTTGGCTGCGGTCGTCGCGGTGCCCATACCGTTGAGGGTCTGAAGGGTGGTCAGCACAGGGGAGTCACCGCGAATGATCTGCCGCGAGACTTCCTTCTTGAGCGACAGGAAGGTGTTCTTGACCTTGCTCTCCAAGATGTTAACAACGGCGAGATCGCCCTTGTTAGCTACCTTTTCGACCTGTGACAGAACAATGGGCTGGACGAAGTTGGAGTATTCGTACAGCGCGGTGTGGAACGGATCCTTGACCGCGAGGCTCACCGGCTCGAAGCCGTTGCGGAGCAGGCTGATGCTGCTGTGGTCACCGAAGACCAGCGGGATCTCGACGCGAGCACCGCCACTGACCTTGATGATCGACCCCCCGGCGTCCAGCGCGGCAAGCAGGGGGTGGGCGATGTAGGAGTTGTCAACCAGCTTGTCGCGAAGTAGCTGAAGCGTGGTTGAAAGAATGGACTGTGTAACAGGCACAGTGCCCTCCGGTACGGAGTTTTGTTAGATTGGAACGTGTTTCTGGGCGTGTTCCGTACCGGAGTGCCATCGCGTGGCCCGAATCCAATAAGGGTGTTCGGGCCTGTACTATTTATTTAGCCGCTTTTCCCCGGCTGTGTCAAGATTTGCGGTGCATAGACTCGGCCAGCCGGTAGATATCTGCCGCGCTCATGCTCTTGAGATCCTTAGCGGCGGGCGTCACCACCCCCGACACCCGGCGAGGTGCCTTGGTGCCCTTCATCGCAGCTTCCTTCTGAGCACGGCGACGGGCAGACCGGCTCTGGCTTTCCTGCTGTGTCTTTTGGCGGCTGCGGCGACCCTGCACAGCGTAGTAGGCTGTCTCAAGGTCAAGGTTGCTGTTGGCCTCAAGCGCGGACTGCACTTCGTCGCGAAGACCCTGATCAGACTTGAAGTCAGGGTGCTCTGACACGAAGGAGCGGTAGCTATCTTCCGCAGCCATTGTCTGGTATTCCTGCTCCATAGGTGCCAGCACTTCAGACAGTCGGCGGGTGACCTCGGCCTCGATCCGTGCGTTGATGGACTGTTCGTTGAACGGGTCATACTCGGGCAGGGCCTCTGGCTCCTTCAACTGCTGCTTGCCCCTCATAAGGGCCTCACGCTCGCGAAGAAACTCCTTCCGGCTTTCGGAAAGCTCCTGTGTCTTCCGGGTGTAGTCGCCCTGCATTTGCTTCATCAGCGCACGGATATCCTTGGGCACCCGGCGCATCGCGTCGTTCCAAGACAGGTTTTCCGTGCTGCCGTCTGTTTCGATCTCAACTTCACCGGGGGCCTCCTCAAAGGAAGCCTCACCCGTGGCCTCGGCGGTGTCTGTGGTCGCCTCTACGGCCTCGGTCTGGGTGGCGGCTGGCTCACCGCTCTGGATCGCCTGTGCTTCAGCGAGCACCGTCTGGGCGAGGGAAGGACTGTCACTCATTACAACTCCTTGTAGTTATACGCGAGCGATGAACCGGCCCCGCCGGAAGCGACGGTAGCCGGGGGCAATAGGAAACTGACGCAGGTTGCCCGCGAACTGCGCCTGTACCACAATCTGCGGGTTGCGGATCCGGTTCAAGATAAAGGTCCGCCAGCCCGGTAGCCTACGGCTGCGGCTGGAAGACGCCGGTGAAGTGTACATGAGCAGGTAGGTCACCCCGCCGCGATTTATCAGGGCGTGGGGGTTGCCCGTCCGGCGCCCGTCGAGCTTCGCGGTCTTGTTGCTGTACCAGAAAGCAACTTCCTGTCGAAACTCTATCGCGTCTTTCAGAATCCCTGTCCGGCCTGTCCAGCGGAAAGGTGACTCATTGCCTGCTACCTCAACGGCACCTGTTCTACTGCGGGTGGCAGACGCACGTAGGGAAGCCCCCTTGTACTTCGACAGGAGGCCACGCGCTGCGTAGGCCGCTCGCAGTGGAACACTCATCAGCCCATTCGACCGGCGAAGTCAAACTCGGTGTCGTCGTCGTCCGGCTCCTCGGCGGTGACCTCAACGCTGACCTCGGCTTCGTCTTCGCCCGGACCGGCCAGAAACTCTCTGAAGCCAGTGTCACGGGCCAAGTCCATCAGGTGCGCGGTCACGGCTGTGATCTCGGTGTCGCCTCGGATCTCCTCCAGCTTGACCGGAAAAGGCTTGCCGTAGTCTTCGGACGCCGTGCTCATCATCATGAGGAACCGGGCTACGTCGTCGTCAAGCGTGGTGGCTTCGTCGTACTGCTCGACCTCGACCTCGATACCCATCATTTTGCTGACGGCGTTGATTGCCTTGCCCAGCGCGTTGAGCACCTTTGGGTTGAGCGGCTTGTCCATAATAGGCAACATACCGTCCATAGAGTCGTTCATCATCGCGTCACGCTCGGCACCGATCTCGGCAACCTCTTCGGGGGCTTCGGCCCCAATCATTTTGATAGGCACTGCTGTCTCCTAAACCAGACCCGGAGGGCCTACAGGTGGTGCTGACCCTACAGGGGCGCCAGCGGTGGGTGTTGGGCCTGCCGGGGCGGCTGGACCGGGAGGGGGTGCCTCCATGCCCGGGGAAGGTGGACCTTCGGGAGTGGGCGGCGGGGGAGGCGCAATGAAGCTCTCGGGAAGCTGGAAGGTGCGGACCACCTCCTCAAGAATCGCCTCGGCGGGCACACCCAACTGGATCAGCAGCGGGGTCAACTGCTGGAGGGTGGCTTTCTTGGCGAGGTCGTTCATAGGGGTCGTGGCAGGGTCAACGGCGTGGTACTGGAAGTCGCCCGTGAGGTCGTCCGCAGACAAGATAGTCGGCCCGACCGGGTTGGGCAGGGCGAGTGGCTCGCCTTGGTCACCGAGCACAAGTGCCAACATAATGTTGTAGGTGAAGCAAATCTCACTGATAGCAGCGTCACGGGTGCGTGCCATTCTACCGATTTCATTGGAAGTGTAGGTAGAAAGGAGGTTCTGCTCAGTAGCAGTTGACTTGGTGACCTCACCCCGGCTGAAGGGCGCCAGCAGGCCAGCTTCCGCGATATCACTCTGAACCGTCTGGGCATACATCGCGATATCCGGCGGCATAGGTGCGTTCGGCACCGGAATCATGTTGCCCTCCAGCGGGTTGCCCGGGGGCAGGTCCACCTCAATAAACTCACCGTCAAGGCCAGCGGCCACCTTGGCTGCGCCGTCTTCGGACAGGAAGCCAGACCTGACCATCCACTGGCGTGCCATTCTCCGTATGCCGCTTGCTTGGTAGCTTCTCAGCAGA